CCACCGCCTTTTCCGTAAAGCTTGGTCTTCCCGTACAGCCCTTCCTTACGGAACCCTTCAATGTCGTACCCCGGCCCTAATTCCCAATTATGTTTCATCGCGCTACCTCGGATATTGATTTCTGATATATCTGGCATTCTTTTTCGTAGCCCAGTTCATCAGTATATTTTTTCCAACCAAAACGCCCAACAAACTCTACGCCAGAACACCCATTTGCTTTGGCGTGTGCTTCTATAGCGTCTTGCATTTTTTGGTTGAACCCGTCTTTCATACTTCCCGGTTCTGTTGTGCAATGCTGAATGCACATCAATTTCTTTTGCGGATATATCTTGGCTTCAAGGCAGAAAAATCCGATTACTTCTTTTGTCTCTTCAATATAAATCAGCCACAAGGTAAATAGCCCTGTGTAGAAAAACCTAACAATATCATCTACCGCACATCTCCCGTTGGTCATGTCCGCCGCCGTAACGAGGTACTTGTAGATCAAAGGAATATTCCGCGTTAACGCTCCGTTTGGCACCACGCAGATATTTAATTCTTTGTCTGTCACGTTGGCATAAACTTCATCGGGTTAATCTGTTTTCCCTGTTTGACGTTACCGGTTCTGGCTTTCCTTACCCTGTCCATCATCTCGTATAGCCGCTGCCCCCCTGCTTTGGTGGAGCCATTGCCAAGGTGAGACACGACATCAGCGGGTATGACAAACTCCCCATCCGCCAATGCAGCACGTTGCGGGCGTTCCCCTTTGATTACCGCCGGTATGTCATCGCTCATACCGTCTCCCGGCCCATCCAGAAGCTTACCCCCTGCGGCGTATTCTGGCATCATTGCTGGCCCGCCTATTGCGAGCTTCTTGGCCCTTATCGGCCCCCCGGCTTTATCTCCTCCAGAAGAATCAAAGTAATTGTCGTGTGCGTCCCCAGCACCCTGAGTTGCAGGGGCTACGTAGTTGGGGTTAGCAATATATGCTTGACTGACAGGATCATATACAGTGGCATCAGTTGTGTTGTATATAGGAGCGAGGGTCGGCGCGGAAGCTTGTGGGCTAACTGGCGCGGACTTTACTCTAGCGTTTAAACCTTGCAGGTAGCCCATGAAGTCTCCTGCGCCTTGGTTGTTGACCTGCTGGAGCATGGGGGAGCTTGTTATTGCAGGCGTAGTTCCGGCGTTTAAACCTTGTAAGTAGTTTGTAAAATCTCCTGCGCCTTGGTTGTTAACCTGCTGGAAGAGTGGACTGGTAATGCCTCCCGTTGCCATTCTTCGTGGCTCCATAAGTCCCCCACTGGCGGCGTTACGAGTTTCTTCGGTATATTTTTTAACCCATTTAAGTACGTTCTTGTCAGCCTCGTCTTGCTCTTTTTTCTCGTCTGCAAATACATTGCTTTTTGCGTAGCGTTTAAACGCAGAAGAGTCTTCCAGTGATGTAGGTACTTCTTCCCGACTACTCATAAATCCGCGAGCTTGCAGCGGCACATAGGAAGCAAGATCGGCGTCACTATCACTAGAACTACCACCCCTACGCATAGCCTTAATCCCGCCACCTTCTCTAACGGCACGGGTTTGGTACGTCATAGGGGCGTAGCCTTGCTGAAGGAAATAAGGTTCCCCCGGCTGTCCCCACAGAGGATTACGAGTCCCCGGAGCATAAGTTGTGCTGGCCTGCTGATACGTTCTCGGCGGAAGGTTTGTAAGCCCCGGATTCCGGTTAGTCAGCGCCATAAGCCCCAGCCCCGCACCGATGGCGGCTCTTCCTTCATTCTGCTTTACCCATTCAATTGGGTCAGAAAGGAAGCGGGCTTTACCAGCGGGCTTGTTAAGTGGCGACCCACTTTGAGGGCTTGGTGCGGATTGCGCGGGGGCTGCTGGCGTGGACGACAGAGGTGGCTGCGGTGGAGCAGCAGATTCAGCGCCAAGATTAACTCTTTTTATATACTCAGGATCGGTATATTCAGCAGCGCGACTTTGATCTTCAATAAGTTGCTTATATTTATCAGCCGCCAATGCGGATTCTGGGTCGGAAATATAGTTTCCCGTTGGGGGCGGCATTCCCGCAAGTTGGTTTCCCACGTTCTTTGATAATAGATCGACAGAAGCATTTCCAGTATTTGCCACCATCGTTGATGGCCCCGGCATTGCTTCAATAGCGGCCAAATCTTTGGCAGCTTGGGCATTAAGCGCCTGCTGACCGGAAGTAAGGTCTTGTGCAATCGAAGGAGTGCCAGAACCCAGTAGCCCTTCAAATCCCTTGCCGGGGCCGAGTCCCCCAAAGATACCCCCGGTAATTCCGCCCATAAGCAGGCTCTGGCCAAGATTTGAAAAAGGGTCTCTGCCTTGAATGATGTTGCTAACGCCACCGATGGCGGCTGAAGTAAGCGCCCCTTGTATTATAGCCCCGCCAAAAAGTTCAAAAGCCATGCTAACTCTCCTTTAGCAGACTAGGCATATCAGAAGTCAAATTAAAATCAACTTCCTCGACAAGCATAGCCTCTAATTTATTTATGTCTGTCTCCGGGGTCGAAAAGATGTTCTGGAACCGCACAGTTTCTATTGCGTACGCCATCTTGCGACCTTTACCCGCCATAAATACTGCCGGGGCGGAAATTTCTTTCCTGACTCCATCTTCACCCACAACAAGCATTCGCCCTTCGACCATACTGCATAGATGCTCAGTCTTGTGGGCCTTTCCTACAATGACATGCCCAGCCGGGATAATAATCTCCCGGATATAAATGTTAGGCCCAAAATAATGCTCCACATGAAACTTAACCTGCGGCAACAAGCAGACATTAGCGACAAAATTGTCTAGCACCTCTTTGGGCAGACGGTCTGTCGATACAATATCTGCGCTCATATAGCGGCCATAACCTTGTATTTTGGATTATCCGACTGCTGGGCGCTTACCCCCAACGTTTGCAGTGCTTGCATTATCATCGGGTCAGCTTTGCTCATGTAGATAACCCGTATTCCCCCCTGCTTCAACAGGGCAATCGCTTGCTCCACAGTCTTTGCAAAGATTTGAGGCGGCTCTACAGAGAAGAAATAAACCTGCATAGCTGTCTGGGACAGGGGCTTATACCCCAAAACCGTGTTCCCTATGCGTTTAAACTTGACACCCGATTGCACGGCGGCTTTGATTAGTTGTAGCCCTTGCGGGGGAGAAATGCCCCCCCTGCGAAAGTAGGCGTTGATAATGTCGATTTCCCGCAGCCCCTCTGCGCCTGATACACCGCCCATAGCTGGGCGCATAAAACCCGCATTTCCGGCGTTTAAACCACCTATGCCTTGTTGTGCCATCTCAGCCATAAAAACCCCTTAAGAACTTATAGGATAAAACTCTCGCCGTTTTAAACATATTATCACTCATATATAGACGACACCACATCCGAAACTCGGACTACGGTAACGATCACAGAAGGTATAGCAGGGCGGGTTGGGCTGGTGCCAGCGGGGTATTGTTCTATCCGCGCACCCACATCAGTCGTACACCACATAAGTTCGATGTAATCAATTGCTTGGACTTCTACGACGAAGTTCAAAGAGCCAATAACATGGTAAGGAGCGCCAGCAGATTTTCTGGTTGCAAGACCAAACCGGCTGTTTGAGTTTGCAATGTCTACCCCATTTTTCCGAAGCCAAATGTCTATGTCTTGTGGCGCATTGGTGTCGTTGGCCAATTGAGCGCTGAACTGAATGTTGTAGATTCCAGCGTCTTCAACTGTGATCTGGGAAGAGCTTACGAGCGAAACACCTTGAGAGATGTCTGTGGTGTTTAACGTTATGGCGTAAGCAGTTGTGGTGCTGGTGGCAGTCTGATCCGTGGTGTCGTAAAAAGAACCATGGGAAAACGTCAGGTAGTCTCCGCCACGAGGCCCAAACAGAGCGGAGGTTACGTTATCTAACGTGTTGAAATATACCCGTAATTCGCGGTAAATCTGGTCGTGATGGCGAGCCTCATAATTCTGTGGCGCATTGATAAGATTAGGCGCTTTAGTCGCGCGAAGGATACCCATTTAGCTTTTGCGGCCATCAGGACGAATATCAATTCTTGGCGCACCCAACTGCCAAGCCACACCTAACCCATCTGATCTAATTTCAAACGCCATTTGCCGCCCACGCACTCTGGTCATCACTTGACCGGAGAATTGTTGCACTGTGTAGGCACGCTCGGTACTGTAGCTTTGACTACTAATGACCTCCGGGGCGCTTGGCGTTCCATAAGCTGTACCGGAGTTTTGTCTGGGTTTGCAAACCATTGTAACCGCAGGGTAATCAGGTGCCGGAGTCGTGGAGCCGTCAAAAGTCAAATCGGGCAAAATGCGCCAGATATAACCAAAGTTATGCCCGTCTCCAATGTCAAAATCGGAAGAGCTAACATAGGCTTCAATCGGTACTGGTGTTGCGGTGGATAAGTCATCGTTATCCACCTCGTGGTACATAATCTGGTTAGGCGCGGCAAGTCCCGCCGTGGAATACGCAACATGAGAAGCCGCAGTAGTGTTGTTGTATCCTCTAATGCAATCACTAAGCGCGACTGGAGTTCTTGCTCCATAATAAATATGCTCGTTATCAATTTGAATGATCCCAGTTGCTGGGTATGAAGAGGCGTCCAACAAATTTATTGTGGTGCTGGAAGATGTTATACCTGCGGAAAGATAACTTACTGATACGCTAAACGCGCCCATTGGTTTACGACGAACAGAAGAATCCAGCCAAGCTGTGCGGTTCATTGCTCCGTAATACCATACATTATCAAGATAATTAAACACTACATATCGGTCATTGACGGTGCTGTTAAGAGACGGATAAAACCACCAAATCTCGCTGTATTGCTCACTGCTTCCAGCCATTATTTGGAATCTCTGATTTGGGTTTATTCCGTCAAATACAAACTGTCGTACCGAACAAGGCAATGTTTGAACTCGGCCATCATACATATAGAACTTGTCGATACCCATCCAGAACAATACGTTGCTGGAACTAGCTACAGCATTAGGGGACGCAATAGAAATACCGTCCATTAGCAAGTTCACACCCCATACATAAGGTGGCCCCAAGTATTGCATAGAGTAAATAGCACTGTCAGACCAGACTACAAACTCTTGCCTAGAGTGCCGCCCCGTCACCAGACGCGAACCATGAGAAAGGTGAAGCTCACCGGATTGGTTATTTGCCGCAGGAACCCACTGATAAATGTTTTCTTGGTCAGACCACCGAACCAACATAGGATCGAAATCGGTGTTAGCATCGCCCGGATCATATGGGTTTGAACCTACAGCTATTGCAAAACGTTGAACACCTGAAGTGTGCATTTCATATACGCGATTTGGCACGAAATCATCATCGTAGCCCGCAGTAACCGTCAAACTTTTCAAAGTTACAGCGCGAGATGGGCTGAGAGTAGTGTTGGCGACCCAATAATAAATTGGGCCTTCCCGAATAGCAGCAACCAAGTCTTGGCCATAATTATCAAGTGACCACAAACGAAGTGAAAAAGTGTCAGTAACACTTTCTGACCCAGAAAACTCGACGCCCCATCCGTCAAGATAACCAACAATACTGGCGGTAGACGCTATCTCTTGGCCCACACTTACCGTGTAAGTTCCAGTACCGCCCGTACCAGTTCCAAATGCAGTGACTGTAGTACCGGCAGTAATTCCGGTGCCGCTAATAAGCATAGTTTCCAGTATAGCTCCAGAGGCAACGGCAGACACAGTCATAACGGTGCCTGCACCGGGTGGAGTCCCATCGTCAATAGTAGCGGTAAAGTCGGCATATACAGTATTTCCGCCCCAAGGCCCAAGCCCATATCCGGTTCCAAACGACGAAATGGAATTGCCTGCATTTATTTGATACGCCGCGCTTACAGCCGCGCCGCCACCAGACCCGGTGGCCGAAGCAGCAGTCGGGAGAATAATTTGATAAGTATTTACGGTAGGCACCGCCACAACCTCAAATTCCGCATTAAATACAGTATAGTTTGCGCCAGTAACTCCAGAGAATGTTACAAAGGTGCCAACCGTAATGCCGTGCGCGGTGTCTGTGACAGTAACCAGTTTTGATCCATTAGCTATAGCAAACGGATTTGTGTTAATGGTTGTAGTATTGCGGATAGGCGTAATGTCGTAGAAAGCCCCGCCGTTTTCTGTGTAGAGCTTTTGCTCCGTGCCAAGAGCCAATAGATTGCTGCTGTTGAGCGTCACCCAATTCCAAATATTACGGCACACGCCTTTATACGTAGAAAATACACCCGCCACCGATACGGCGAGGTTCTGCCATCCACCAATTTTCTCTGGAAAGCCGGAACGAAACCGAATCTTGTCGCAGTCGTACCATCCCCCCTCACCGGCATAGTTGGTGTTCTCTCGGTTAATGCCGGGTTTGAACTGAAGTTTGGATAATGGCATGTTTCATATACCTGTTTAGCCTAACATTCCCGTGGCAAATGCCTTACTTTCTTCAACGCGTTTAAGCCAGCCTGCACCAAATACAGGAAACGTGTTAAGCCCCTTATAGAAATGTCTCTTGCAATTGGAAAAAGACGTAATAAGCGTTTTGGGTTCTGTGTCACAAATAGCTTTCAATGTGATAGGGCCAATGACCCCGTCAGCGGTTATATTTAGCGAGCTTTGAATAGTCTTGATAGCCCGAAATGGCCCAGCATTAACAGCAAAATCAAAGGCAAGATAGTCAATACCATTAGGTAGTTCATCACAACGGCATTTGTCCCAATATTTTTGCTTGTACAGGGGGTTAACCGCTTCGACTGTAAGACTACGCATAACTTGTTCATCTACTGGATGCCCTATGTACTCTTCCCAAACAGTTTGAGTAACCCCAAGGTTTGTGCGACCACCGGGGTCACTGGGATGATTAACATACCCCCCTTCATGGCGAAGAACTTGGATAAAAGATTTATCCCAATTTTCAACCATTACTTTTTTGACCACCCAGCTACTATTCTAGAACCAAACAAAAAGCCAAATGCGATATTGGCTGCTTCTAATGCAAGAGTTCTGATAGCGTCACTAACTGGGTAATAAAGAGTTGATATTCCTACAGCTATAACCAGCAACGCGCCGACATACCTAGCAGACGCACGAAGGTCTACAACCCACTGACTCGGAGTGCCAATCGGCGTATCCAGTTTAGCAAGAGCCTCTATCCTTGAAACCTCATTTTGATCCAGTTTAATCTGCTCATCAACGGTAGTAGGTTTAACCCCACCAACCCACTTAGTCACTAACTGCTTACCAGATTCAACAACAACCGGAATTAACGCACCTATTATCGACTCTAAAATCATGTGTTTGCCTTATAATTTATTTTGCGTGACTATCTTTTTTTGATGTTAACCACTCTGCTGTTTTGCTCCAGAGCCTCAAACTGGTGCGACTGAAAAGCCTTTATTTCTGCTACTCTGCCGCTTGCCCAAATTTGCTCCCAACCGTCTCCGGTTACTTTTATCGACCCCTTTGCGACTACCGTAATATGCGCGGTGTCTTCGTCGTGAACATGATTTGGAAGGACATCGCCAACTTCTTCAAAATCATATATGACGCCGTCTATATTCTCGGCGGTAAAAGTTTTTCTAACCAATGACATTTGGCTCTCCCACAGTTGGATCAGATTCGGGGGGCGGAAGCGGCGGAATGTACTCGGTTACGGGGCCAAAATCCCCCGCAGCACAACGGTTAAAAATCTCAACGCCGTGGGCTGTGCAATCCCTTGGGGACGCGCCAAATGGTACAGCTTCAAGCAGGTGGTCAAATTTCACTTCACACATGATATAAGTGTGTTCTGCGTCCATCCACTGCGGATTGAATACTTGCGAATAAGATAGATACATTAAGCTATCCTCACAAAAAGTCCCGGTGTTCCGTCAGTCGAATTAGTGCAAGAGTCATAATTCCTAGCCCCAACACCAGACAACGAACGCCATGTTCCGGTTACGGCGGTGGTATCAAACCCAGTGGCAGCAACTCCGGGAACAAATACATTTCCGCTACGTGTAACCGCATTAAACCCACTGCCAGCACCGGCCACACCGGAAGCATAACCTAGTGATCCTGCTGATAGAGCTGTCGAATCACAAGCAACAGATGAAGATGAAAAGTTGTATAAAACAGCAATAGACCCTACTGCAAGAAATGTCGGAGGGCCGGAACTAGGGGTGGTAGAAGCCCAAGTTGTGCCATTAGAAGTCAACACATTACCGCTTGTTCCGGGAGCTACAAACGTGACGGCTGAAGTGCCATTGCCAATAACAACGCTATTTGCCGTAAGAGTAGTCGCACCGGTTCCTCCGTTGGCCACTGGAAGTGTTCCTGTGACCCCAGCCGTAAGTGACACCCCTGTACAATTAGACAACGTGCCAGAAGTCGGCGTACCCAGTATTGGTGTCGTCAGCGTTGGGGAAGTTGCCAGCACAATACCACCAGAACCTGTGACAGACTGCCCAAGCGCCGTGGAGACGCCAGTACCAAACGAAGTAATACCAGTCCCACCGGAAGCTACCGGAAGCGCCGCACCAAGAGTTAATGACGGTATATGGTCAATGGCGGACACAACGTCGGTGCCGTCAGTATAGATATAAGCGTACTTACCATTTGGCACCGTGACACCGGTACCGGCGCTAGTCTTGACGACAATACTTCGGCTACCAGTAGTGTTATTGCGGACGATGTAGGGCTTTTGAATCGTCGGGACGATCAGATTCCGCGTGGTCGTAAGAGAAACCGAAGATGTGACATTTAAAGCCAAATTCCTAGCCGTCTGGGTGGCGTTAGAATCTGTCAAGCTAATGGTCAGATCAGCGTCGGACGTAAAATTTGGGTTGCCATAGCCCACAATTGACTGCTCCAACGCTGTGCCAAGGTTGGTGTTGGTCGTAGTACCCCAAGTACCTGCCTGCTCGCCAGTTGTGATAAGCTCTATTTTTAGGTTTGCTGAATACGTAGATGCCATCTATAACCTCTTTGGTTAGGTTGCAATACTGCTTCACGCGTAGGATTTTGTCATTGTAGGCTTAACAAGCACTAAATCAACAGGTATTACGCATATAGAGTACCCCCTATTGCCATGTTTAAACGATTCTATGCCAAATAGCCATTTCTGTAAACGCACGGGGGCGTAAGCGCCCATATCAATTAACCGGAGTCCAATTCGTTGTTTGAGCGGAATTTACCGGAATCCAACTTGTAGCCGCTGAGTCATCTACGGGAACCCAATTTCCTGTCTGGTCGTCGTCTACAGGACGCCAACCAAGCTCCCGCACGGTAACTACAGGGGCATACGGCAGAATAGCGACTACCGCCGTTTCCGGCGCAAATACATACCCGGTCAGTATCGTCGGAAGGCTTCCGCTTATAGAAACATTTCCGGCACTGGGAGTAATAGTAACCCGTTGAAGCACCGATGGCGCTATGCCTGTAAGGGATAATACCCCCGCAGATGGGGTTATTCTGGAGTCTTTTATTACTGTTGGCGCGATTCCAGTAAGGCTTGCAGCCCCCACGGAGGGGGTAATTCTAAAATCCGTTTTTACCGTTGGGGCAATCCCAGTAAGGCTTATAACCCCCGCACTGGGAGTTACACTTAAACTACTCCCGCTATTAACTACTACAGGGGAAATACCGGTAATAGCTACAGCCCCAACGGACGGGGTAATTCGGAAGTCGGTCTTTACGGCTGGGGCAACCCCGGTAATAGCCAATGCCCCCACAGAGGGCGTAATTTTAATGTCAGTCCGTAGGGTGGGCGCAATTCCGGTAAGGCTCACCGCCCCCACAGAGGGCGTAATTTTAATGTCAGTCCGTAGCGTGGGAGCTATCCCGGTAAGGCTTATCGTCCCGGCAGAAGGGATGGCCACAGTCCCAAGAATAAGACTTGGCGCAATCCCGGTAATACTTACAGCCCCGATAGAAGGAGTTACGCTTACATTCGCCCCACTTGAAAGTACAGGCGCACTTCCAGTTATAACTGTAGTACCAGTGGAAGGGGTTATGTAAAAGTCTGTTTTTACAGTCGGGGCAACTCTAGTAAGAGCTACTGTTCCTACATTGGGGATAACCGCCGTACCAAGAACAAGGCTGGGGGCGATTCCTGTAAGAGTAAGAGATATAGCAGCGCCACCGCCCCACGGATCACCGCCCCAACTATTTTGCCCCCAACCTGTTCCCGGTCGAACGGCTACCCCTGTTGTAGTTGTCGGCGCTGCTCCAGTAGTAACCACAGCCCCAACACTGGGGGAAATCCGTATGGGAACCACTACATCGGGCGCAATGCCCGTAAGACTTACCGTCCCTTTTGTCGGGGATATTACCGTCCCCAATATATCTGTAGGGGCAATCCCGGTAATACTTACAGCCCCTACCGATGGAGTAATTACAGTGCCGGTAACATCTGTTGGCGCAATTCCGGTAAGGCTCACCGCCCCCACAGAGGGCGTAATAGAAGTATTGATGGCAGCGGGCGTGTAAATGATAATGATGTAACCATTACCCCCTGCGCCGCCCACATTACCGCCGCCACCGCCGCCACCGCCCGTGCCACCCGCACCGCCAACCGCACCAGCAGTGGTTTCCGCACCGCCACCGCCACCGCCGGGGCCACCCGTACGCCCGCCTGCCGTAGCAGTAAACTGAGTCCATGTAGAACCCTGACCCCCAGAGCCACCGCCATCAGCCGCGCCTGCGCCGCCGCCCCCCGTACCCGCAGTACCCGCAGCACCCGCCGTCGCACCACCACCGGTACCGCCATTGCCGTTACCGCCCGCACCGAATGTTGTTGTGCCAGCACCACCAGCAGATGATGTGCCGCCCGCAGCGCCGCCGCCACCACCATGCGCATCAGCGCCAGCAGAGGTTTGATCGCCTTGACCACCAACTTTTGAAGCCTGCGCTGATCCGGCAGAATCATAAGAAGACGCGGAACCACCACCGCCGCATGTGAGAATAGTGGTACTGCCGATGCCGCCAGTACCGCCAACTTGCTGCGTACCGGAGCCACCTGTCGCAAGCCCCCCCGCTCCCGCAGTAATACCCGCAGATGCCGATCCGCCTTTAGCTCCAGCGGAAGCGGTATTAACCGCAGCACCATTAAACCAAGTATCGCCGCCGTTTACACCGGCTGCACCGCCTGTTCCTACAGTAAATTGGGCTGTCCCACCGGGGGTGAGGGTAATATTGGAAACAGTGGCAGAACCGCCACCGCCACCACCGCCTGCACCCGCAGCCGCGCCACCAGAACGACCGCCACCGCCACCGCCAATACAAATAATACGGTTGGTATTAGTCCAATCGGACGGGACAGTCCATGGCGAGGAATCGCCAACCTGTAATATGACTACGGTGTCAGCCATCGCCTACCCTAAATAGCAATTCCGCACATTTGCGCAGTGCGGAATACTTCTACTGACTGGCGGTGTAGTTTTTGCCGCACCGCCCTACTCTTCAATTAACCCAGAGTGAACACCCCTGTAGCAGCGGGAAGAATGGTCAGAGTGTTAGGAGAAGCTACCGTAAATTGCGCGGTAGACAACGCAGCATAGCAAATAGGTACTCCGTCAGCAGCGGCGGTGCTAGTGCGAATGACCGCATACCGGACGTTTGTAAGAGGGCCAGCCGAAGCGGTGACAATCACACCCGTTGTAGTGTACGAGAACTTCATCGTCGATGTGTTCGCGCCAACCGCCCAAGTAACCCCGCCAGCAGCCAATCCCCCTGCGGCATATCGCCCAGACGAAGTACCAATCTCGCTGCCGATAGACGACCAAAGTGTTATACCGGGAGTCGGAGCGCCTACCGAACGGGCGATAGACAAGTTGGCGGAAGCGGCAGTGGTGTGCAGCGCCATCTTGAACGTACCTGAACTAAGCTGAAGACCCGCAGTCCCCATGCGGCGTTTAGCAACGCCAAATACTTTCCATGTTCCAGCAGCCATATATTACCCCTTCATATCTGTTGTAATCTCTGCACCTGTGCTGAGAATATACGCCAATAAGCCATCGCCGTGAATTTGCAGGTCTATATCTTCGCACATGAACTGTATAAACGCCATAAACTCCTGCGCTTGAACGATGTGCCAACCTGTTGTAAGGAATTCCCGATCCGTAGGAACCCCTTTAACGCTCAAAACCGTGCGGAGAATAAACTCGCCGTCATTTTCTTTTTGGGCATACGCATGATGGTTTTTTTCGGTAACGCAGGAATCGCACCCAAAAAGGTGAAACTTACGATACCCAAGTAGCCGCATTAACGGGATAGTGCGGAGAAGCACAGTAGTACCCCCCGGAATATTCCACCACTGCTTATTGTACGCCTTGTCCAAAATATCTTTATATTTCTCGCCGCCTACGTGCCAAAGGTACGTCCGATCTTTAGGCAAGCCGTCCAATGTCGAAGGGTGACATTGCGAGGAAATAAGGTAAACACACCCATCAACAACCGGCTTTGCGAAACGGGCGTTATGTTTTTGGGCATCTACGATAACAGTGGCAGATGGAGTAAGACCATTTTCCAGCGCCCAGTTGTATGCGCCGTTCATGGTAATCAACTTAACCCCGTTTTGCCGAAGAGTCTTGATTTCTTCCAGATGGTCGTTAAGAGAAGGGCCACCGCCAAGAATCATGCACTCAATATCATTGGTATCGTGCGGAGATACTTGTTTCCAGTCTTGAGACACATTATGCTCAATATTGAGAATAATCTTGTCTTCTGCCACATTTACTACGCCTTTGTCGTAAAAGAGCTTGGCTTCTGCCCATGCACTGACGTAAAAAGCGCATTCTCCAGAATACTCCGCCGACCAATGCACAACGCATTCGCGCTTGCGAAACTGTTCCAGCCACCATTCATACGGGCGGACGGTCAGATGCAAGGCATGTCCAATCAGCTTGCCGCAGTTATCATCCTCGGTGCTAATAGAGAAAAATACATGCGGAGCGGCCATGAGGATGTTATTAAGAACTTTATCCACATCCTCCGGGGGAATATGCTCCATTACATCCGTGCAAAATCCGTAAGTCGCTTTATGCTGGATGGGCTTCGTAAGGTCGGCTTGAAAGAAACGTAGCGAGTCTTTTTGAAACTCCAGCATGTCGCGGATGTCTTGATCTAGGCAGTTATCCGCAAAGTCCAGCATGGTCACATTCAAACTCCCCCCAGCGGGGGGCGGTAGTGCCATAAGCAATGAAGCCCTGCCAGTGCCGCAGCCAAAGTCTATTACCGTCGATCTGGCGCGAGGGCGAGCCTGCAACAAGAAACTTGCAACAGACCGTTCACCCGGAGCAACTTCGCGGTATACGGGATGATCCCACATACGCGTGTATATCTCTTGCTCGGAAGGGCGAGTCATCGGTTTGTTTTCCATTGTTCGTATAGAGTTTTAGGGAATACTTCCACCCCAGCGCGATTCTTTTCCAGAGCTTTGGCAAAAGCCAAAAACATCGCCCGTTCCGTTTCTGGAACTTGCGTGATCAACATTCTTTCCGTGACTAGCGCACGGGGGGGATACCCTATAAACGGTGAAGAACCCGTAAAACTCATCAACTCACCCTTAAGATTGCGTTAGTATAATCCGCAGTGGGGAACACTACGGTAAACGTTTGATTCACCGCCACTTTGCTCGCTCCAAAGTACAAGACCGCAACTGCTTTGTTTCCTTGGGAACTGTTGTAGATCAACGCTGCAATAGCGGCAAATGAGGCTCCGACCCATGAAGCGTTGTTAAACCCAAGATACGCTACACCGTTACTGATAAGGGGCGTGGGGTTAATGGTAAGAACCACTCCGCCAGCAGAATACCCCGTGCCTACAACTTCATCAGTGGTGCTATATACCGTGGTACTGGAACTTAAGCTCGCCCCCGGTGCGTACAATGCCAGTTTAAACACATCAGCGTCGGTAGAAGCGCGTATTACCGTGGTTCCAAACGCATGGATACCAGACAAAAGTTCTGTCTTGTAGCTGTCACACGCCGTTTGTAATATGGTCATTAAGTCACCGGAACGCGAAGTTGCCCGCTGCGATACGCATCACGCCTGTCTTTGCCATCGCCCAATTGCTTCAGTAACGCAAGAGATTCTTGGTACTTGCCTTCGTAGTTGGCGATAATATCTGCTTCGCCTTTCATAAACAAATAGGCTTCCCGCAATGCGCCATACAGCAACACAGTTTCAAAATTGTTCCCAAGCCAAGAAGTACCTGCATCAACAATACTTTCTGGATAATAGTAGTAATGAAGCTCCACATCGTAGATAACATCTGGCGTGGGGCCAAGTATCAGCGTGTTCTCGTCAAACTGAGCGTAGTGCTGCGGTGTTCCTGTTACGCTGGGCGTAGGATATGCCTCGCGTATGTAGTTAACATCTTTGTTCAATAGAAAAGTCTGTGCCTCAGTTACAGGGTCTATGACAGACAAAGAAAACGTAGCAAGCCAATCCGTGGGCAGGGTAAGGTATTTATTGTCGGCAGTTATGCTACCCGTTTGATTTTTGCGTATAGCGGGTATCTGTACACTGTTGTAGATACGCTCTTCTGCAAGCTGCACAAAAACGGGTATGTTGGCTACAAACGTCGATTCTGTATTCTCGACGTAATCTTGGATTGCTGTAACCAACTCGGAGTAGTTCACTTCGATCTACCTTATGCCATCGGCCCGCGAGCCATCTTGCCCTTAGTCTGGGCCTTCCCGCCACGCACTTGAATGCCAGATGTTTTGATAGCGTTATTCATGGACGTACTTACATGCCCAACGCTCATGGTCTGCTTGTCCAGATTACCCCCATCAGTGCCAAATCCGGGGTTCTTTTGTACAGTCACCGCTTTGCCCTTCATGGTATGCGGAACAGCATACGCAGAAGCTGGTTTGTTATTGGCCATTATCGACTCCGCTGATTGTTGGCACGAGCCATATTTCGGCCTACTGCCTTCATGCTCGCAGAAGTTACGCCGCCCTTTTTCATGCCGTGCATGGATTTTTCGTGACCTTTAATGCCTTTTTTTACTTCCATCTTAACCTGTTTCTTGTCCATTTATATCTCCTATGTGACCGCTATTGTAACGTCACCTACATCCACTGTCAGCAACAGGTTATTGGGGGTTAACCCATTATCCCTAGCGCCGCCTACAGGATTCCACCCCCACTGGATAATCCGGCTACCCCCGCTGGGTTCTCCATCAGTCCCTACTCCAGAGGCAACATAACTTGTATCTGGCCTCGGATTGCGTATTGCTTGAGGGTCATTTACAGGATACATCCCCAACTGTAACTGCGGCTGATCCGGCTCCCAGCATTCGCTGCATACCAAAATATTAACGTTTCTGGTCTTTATGACCAGCTTGCGCAATTGGCTTAATTTGAAACGGAAACCGCACCGGTCACACTCCGCTATCGCATTTTTGCCTGAAGCAAAAGGACTTGGCATCAGCTACTAGAAATACAATTGACGCGGAACGAAACGAACCGGGGCTTTATCCCGGTCTTCCGTAGCAGCCCATTCCCACGCCTCGTCATAATCTGCTTTCAAAAGCTGTACACGAGCTTCTGCACCGGGGAGCTTCTTGGCTAAGTTATAAGCCAGCCCAGCAACCATACACGGGATAAACCTAAACGGTATGTCCTGCCCGTTAATCCCATTACCTGCGTCCTGCATACGCCGCAAGCGCCAATACACAAAGGTATACGTATTACCGCTATCCGGCACCGGCCACACGTTGATGGCGGGCAGGTTAATCACGTATACGGCAGTTGAAGTGGCATGGGTTGCCGCAGTGGTATTGGCCTGTCCCCGGACACAGTTCTGAAGCGTCGTACTGGTGGTGCCACTGTAATAGATAATCTCGGAGTCCAGACGTATAAAACCTGCGCTGGCCAAACCCACTGTCGTACTTAAAGTAATTGTGGTGTCTGTCGCGGATAGCGTTTCGTTCAAAGTTATAGTCGTTGGCGCAGTAGCCCCCGTCTGCCGGTTAACCCATACTTGAATGGGCCTGCCAGTGGCAAGCTTATTAGGGATAGTTGCGTACGTCGGCTCACTTATACGGCTGATAGTAATGTCTATCTGCCCAGTACCGGTACCCGTGCGAACCACATGATCCATCAAATCAACAGTATCTACAGGGAGCGCATAGACACCTTGGCCCGACACCATGGCAATCTGCCCTTGCTCCACAGTCCATAGGTTTATACCCCTATTTGCCCACTCAATAGTAAGCAAATTCAAAGACCTTCGGGCAGTCTTTAGGTCGTACCCGCTACGTAGTTCCGCCCCACAACGCTCAAAAGCCTCTTCAACAAGACTATTGAGGTCTAAGGAAAATTCCGTAGTTCCGGTGGTGTTGTACGCCATTACCTAACCTTTTTAGCTTTCCCACCCTGTTTAAACACTTTAACAGGCTCGTTTCCGTCGCGCTTTTTAGTAAGCCGAGGAGCTTTTGAGGGGGCTATTACCCCCATCCCGCGAGAGGGGCGCATTTTAACGCATCTTGCAGTTGGTCTTGCCGCGTTGAGCAATACCGTCGGCGCGAGCGGATACAGAGCCACCAGAGGCAAACTTCACAATACCTCCACTAGCCATCCGAATCTGGGTGCCTTTGGTCTTGCCCCGCTGCTCAATGCCGCCACCGCGCACAAACTTCATGCCCTTCGCTTCCTTTTCCTCATGCTTAATCATAGATGCCGGAGCGCCCTTCTTCTTGAAGAACTCTACCTCTTTTTTAACCATCGCTTTGGATTCTTTCATCATGCCTCCTTTGGCGTACCCTTTGTCCTGCATTCTTCGGATTAGCGCATCCTGCGCCTGCTTACCCGTAAAACCTCGTTTACCGTATATGTTGGAGGCCGCAGGGGGAGGCGTATTCTCGCGTAATGCCCCGCGCGTACGTGCAGATTCTTTCTCCGATTGCTCTAAGAAACGCTTCCTCTCGGCATAGGTTCTTCCGGGGACACGAACCGCCGCCCCCACTTTGCCTGCGGCCATAACCCCCCTCCCAACCGGAAGCACTTCTGCCGCAGTCTCTAACCGTTTTTTTGCGTCCTCTTCATCCGCGACATACAGTGCGCCGCGCGCTTGATTCCCCGTCTTACCGTAGCGTCCTTGCTGGGGGGTGGATTTTTTATCCTCTGCGCCATCCTCTCGTTCCGAAACGTTGCGACTTTGTGGACTTTGTGGACTTTCTGCCGCAGTAGATTCCGGCTCAGAAGCGTACTTCCCCCTGAGAGATTTCTGAAGGTCAGAGGGGCCGGAATAGGGGTTGTCGCGGTCTACATCCCCTCCGCCGGAATATCCTGCGTACTTAGTAAGTTTCGTAAAGGGCATATCCATCTTGCCGTGCCGCGTGTCCTGCCGGTTGATCTTAGCCATTCCGCCCCCCGCCATTTTCACGCCCTCTTTGGACATGCGCTCTGCGGCAGATTGCTTGATACCACTGCTTTTGGCAATGGCAGGATTATGCGCGGCGGCGCGAAAAAGCTTCATCTGTTTGGGTGTCCAAGGCATTATACAAATCTCCCTTTGGTCTTACCCCGCTGCTCAATACCGCCACCACGAGCGTAAGCAGAGGTTTTAACTGAGCCACCTTTCTTGAGTACTTTGCCCATTTCAGTTTTGGTGGTCGGAGCGGCTTCTTCTTTTTTACGACGTATTTTGTCCCGCGCTTCATCCGCCGCCTGTTGTTGCGACGGGGTTAGTTTTTGCGGTTCTTGCGGCTCTTGCGGTTTAGGGACGGGTAGTTTTTGTTCAGCCATAGTAGGCTCCTATATTTTTTGGCGCTCTATGATGCGATCAAGTTTTTCGTCCATCTTGTCCAACCGGGCATTTATACGATGCTGGAAGTCAAGTAACGCCGCTTTTTCTGCCGTGCGTTCAGCCTCAACAATTGCCAAACGTTTATCCAATGTAGTATACGCATATACTACTGCCAGCGCCGCAGTAGCAAAACTAAGAATGTCCGCAAGGCTTATTTCTTTCTTGAACGTCCAAGGTTCTTTTGGGTATTCCAAGTATGCCCCCTTAGCATTTCCATGCCCGAAGGCTTTTGTTAATACGACTATTCGGGTCTTTGGCGGTCTTCTCTGAGGTTAACTTCTTCTTCATACCCGTCATCCTCGCGCAAAAGGAATCTCGGCGGGAGCCTCCTTCTGGCTGTGGTCGCTTCAATCCGGGCTTTCCGGGATTGGCCGCGTTGTAAGAAGCCCTCCCCTTCGCGTTCAAGCCCCCACTGGGATTTTTCCCTTCTGCTCTTTGCCATGCTGGACTCTTTGCCATTATGCCGCATCACTCATGCTTTGGTTCTGTATCATGGAGGGATACAAAACGTCGTTGCCAAAATCGCTCATATGCTCCACCACACCCATATGGCCCAACTTGATCGTCGGGTCAACCCAAACAGAAAACCCTGCCGCTCTGGCGCGATCACAGAACAGAAAGTCTTCGCCAATCATGCCTTCAGGGGTGACTTTAAAGTCAAAAAAACTATACAGACGGTTAGGGCTGTTTGAGTCCAAATGCTCCCATTCAGGGTGCGCGTCACGCAGCACTTCAAACACATCTCTGCGTATCATCATAAACCCTGTTGCAACCCGATACGCCTTGACCAAACCATCCTCATCCATTGTCACTTTTCCAGTGGCTCCATCAATCCCAGTGCTGCCATCAATAGAAAGAATATAGGTCTTGGGTTCTTTGCGAGCTACGTACGCTCCGGCAACCACAGGGCGTTCCTGATTCCACGCCATAAGACGAATGACTGACTCAGGTTCAAATGTCATATCCGCGTCAATGAACATCAGATGATCGCAATCGGATTTCAGGAAGTTATGCGCGATCACATTACGCGCACGGGATACTACGGAACATCCACAGATGCTGTTTACCTGAATGTCAATCCCATGCTGCAATACCATCTGGCTTAATTTCATCAGAGATACAGCCATACTTACTGTAACCTTATGGTCATACGCTGGCAGACCAATCATCAACTTCTTGCCCGCCAGATTAAAGCCCTTTTGAGATTGCATTACTCACCCGTAAAAGATTGTTAAACCGGTTTGATTTGACATAAGCGCATATATGCCGCCTTTATACGCCATGATACCTTCCCCCGGAAGCAGCACATTCATGTTTTGCGGCACACCAGAAGTAGTAAGCGCAGCCGTATCAAAGGAAGTCATCCACCGGCCAGTCGTATACGTGCAGCCGGTACCTGCAACAATGGTGCCGGAATTGATGTCAGTCACTGTAAACGTATTCGCATCCGCTACTGTAACAATTGTGTAGTTCCCATTGGTAGCGGATACGCCAGACGCCGCAGCAAACGTAATGCCGATCTGCTGGCCAACAACAAGACCATGCGATGTGCTGGACACCGTAATAGTATTTGAAGAGCGGCCATAGGTGCCGCCGGTTACAGGAGCGACGTTCGTGTCGTAGAAATTTATAGTGCCAGCGGTAGCACTTGCAGTGAAAGCAAAACTTTTTAAGCGATACCGCCCTAATACGCAAAAACCCGTACTGTTTAAATGCGCCGATAAAATATCAGTTTGCATAATAATCCTCTATAAAGTTAACAGGGGGCCAAAGCCCCCGTCAGAAGATCAGAAGATTAAGAATACGGCGTAATAACAGTACCGCTACCCACGAAAGTTCCTTTTACCGACCATTTAGCCGCAGCAAAAGACGTAAGCTCCAAGCGGCTTCCGGCAGCGGCACCGCCAGAAGTAGTGGAGTTCAAGGTTATGATGGTGCTGGCAGTGGAGTTAAACGCCGCAGTGGTGGAGCCAGCTACGATGATCTGCCCAACAAACGCATCGCTACCCCCACAAGTGATAGTTTGCGCAGTGGCTCCAGCAGAAGCGGCAGTAAACACAAGAGTAAACAACACGCCCAAATTATTGGAAGAGTTAGGATCAGCGCCGGGGCCAGATGCCGAGGAATCCGCAGTGGCCACAATTGTGGGGAGAGTAATAGCGCAAGTGGCGGGGACAAGCAGAATATGCCCCGCATGGGTGGCAACCGAAAGAGTCGCCGTGGCACCAAGGACAATGATGTTACCCGCGCCTTGGGAGTACATTCCATTAAGCGAACGAACTGGCCCATCGAATGTGGAAATAGCCATATAAATCTCCGTGTGTTAGCACATTCCCATATCGTCTCTAACAAGTCTGCCCAGCCAGTCGATATGAGTAAAATTCTGGGGTCTGTGGGCTTTATATCAGGTGAGGGAGAAGCCGTCAATTATTTGGTTGTACTTCTTGAGATTTGCGATTATTTGGGTAATCCATATAGCCTCCTTTGACTTAGCTACAGGCAATCCATAACTTCCCCATTGTAGCCGCAACACAAAAGAAAAGGCCCACCGAAGTGGGCCTAATCCTGCCGCTAAGTGCTTGATTCTATTGCTTAACTACCGCTAGAACCAAAGATACCCAGCGGATCGCTCCAGCCAAACGAATAACGCTCGCGTGACTTGTAACGTACGTTCCCGGTATCGAAATCCCCGTCCATGGAATTTGCCAGCGGAGTACGAACAAAGTGCTTCAAGCCATTCGGTACGTCCGTCGTCAAGAACCAACCGTTGATATCGGTCAAGAAGTGATTGACCGTGTAACCGCCCGGAATGGAGCCGTTGTTTTTCAACGCGTTGATGTCGTTGTTGTTGGTGCTAACGCGAAGTTCCGTTTCCAGAAGACGCGTTGCAACGAACATCAGGTTCGGCGGAACAATCAGCTTTTTCGGCTTGGCTGCGATCAGCAGGCCACGCTCGTCCGTCCATCCGGCAATCTGAATAACCGCAGCTTCCAAGGAAGTCTCATTCAGATCAGCAGACGCAAGAACGTTGCTGTTGGTACCGCCAGAAATCAGCGGATGGTCAGACGCAATCAAGGTCTTACCATCACCGCCAGTCGGGCCACCAGTAAAGGAGTTATTCAGCACAGAGGCTGCTTTGACCTGTTTGGTGTACGCCATGGCGCGAGCCAACGCTTTGGTATAACGAGCCGACAGGCTGTCATACAGGTTATCTTCAACCGCTTCTTCAGTGATTGAGAAACCCAAAGCAATAGTCTCGTGCTGGTATCGCGCTGTCCATGCCTCCTGCCCGTTGTCATACGAGATTGCAGCGCCCTCGTTTTTGACCGGTGCGGCACTAAAGCCCGACAGTTTCACTTCTTCTTCAAAAGAACGCTCGGAAGTCTCGGTTTCGTAGATTTCCTTATGCTCTTCACCATACCGCTTGTATTCCAGACCAAACAAAGCGTTCAGACCGGGAAGCAGTTCTTTAAGTAGCTGTGCGCGTGAGATAGCCATTATTTATTCTCCTAGACGCCGGTTGCAAGGCGATATTGATGAATGCCTTGGTTCCATGACACCAGAACTTCGACAAAGGAACCGGTAGCCGGTGCGGTATCAGGCACAACATCCACGATTTTTACCGGGACTGCTGCTGTAGCTACAGAACTATTCAAAACAGCGTGTGCGCTGTTGCCGGTGATCGTACTACCGGCGTTAACAACCAGCGATACGTTTCCGCCAACCAAATTTCCACGGGTAGCTTGTGCAACAGTGGTAGTGCCAGAAACAATCGCGGTCTTCATCACCAGATCGGGATCATCCGCAACATACGCGATAATCGCAGTCGTGGTGTCCGGGGTACCGGTGGTCAGTGCGGGATAATACTGCGAAAATATCCGTTGGCCTAACGAGTTGATGTACGAACAACCCATGAAAATACCCACTACGTTAACCGTAGTGGCCGTCAGTACGGCAGTAGTAATGCACCCGTTGGACGACATGATAACCACATCGCCAAAGTAGATGCTCGTGCCGTGTGCCGTTTGGATGGGAATTTGCCGGGTAGAACCGGAAAAGACCTGTCCGCCCAGCAGATTTATGGGGATCAACCCGTACGGTGCTGAAACAGTAGGATAAGCCATTAAAAGCTCCTAAAAGTAATTGATGTGAGTGTTACTTAACCCCACGCCCAAAGGACACATTGGATTTCCGGTCACTAAACAGCGGCATCCTTGCGTCATTTTGTTGCATGAAGTTATTGTCTACGGCTTGCATCTGGTCGCTGGACGCCCTGCGGTAAAACTCCGCGCGTTGTTCCATGAACTCCGCTGGAATCTTGCACAACAGAAGGCCACCGATTTCGATATTGCCTTTGAACCTGCTATTTGGATCAGAGTGCGAAAACATATGCGGTTGACTCTCTGCCTTAACAGGTTCCCAACCTTCTTGAAATTTTGCAGAAGTATTTGTGGGGTCAAATTGCCCCAGCAAAGCTGTCCGTATCCACCTGAACTTGTAACCATCTTCCGGTACAGGCTCAGGCAAACCTTGAGGCGGAGTCCAGCGTTTTGGACGCGGTATCGCGCCACGACTTTCTGATTCACGAGGAGCGCGAATTTGTTGGTTTTGTTGATCAGCCATTTGGGTTCTCCAATTTAATTACTTCTTTTGCATAAGCTTCAGGGGTAAGTCCGAATTTCTTCGCCAGACCCATCTGCGTCTGCGTAAGTCGCACTCTGTTTGGCGCGGTGCTGCGCGTTGCTGGAGCTACAACAGTAGCCGATCCACCTTTGCGGACAACAGGTTTTTCCTGTGCCGGTGTCTCCCCCTCGTAATACTCAGGGAAGCGTCGCTTCATCGTACTATCAATTGTGCGATAGTAGTCGTCGCTAGTTACATCTACGCCCTGCTTGACAAGCTTTTCGTGCAGACCCAGTGCGAGGGCTGTCATCTCCTCGTCCGCGCCGAACCAAGTATTCTTTGCCCTCCAAGATTCTGCCTTGGGATCAACGACTTGGCGTGGCGCTTGTGGCTGTTGATTGCTTTCTACTCTAGTTTCTTCCGGCTGTAAAGTGGGTTTATACCGCTGGTATTCCTGAAGCCTAAGCTTGGCATCCGTCATAGCCTCTTGCGCGTCGGCTATCAACTCGGCGTCCCCTGCTTCATACGCCTGCTTCAACCGGTTTTTTGCCTCGGCTAATTCGTTTGTTGCTGCCTTGGTGACTTCCCCAATCAGCATTTTTTCGCCAGCGCCAAGCTTTTGTTTTAATTGCCTATTTTCCTCCAAATAGGTATGGGCCACACGAAGAGCTTCTTCGCGTTCGCGGGTAGCGGCCTCTTTAGCCCGTCGCTCGTCGTGCCATACCTTTTTCATCTGCCCAAGACGTTGTTTGACCTTTGTGGAATATTCTTCCAGATCATCCTTTTCTAATTCTTCAACGATGGGCTGCGGGAGGGGTTCGCGGTTCCTGTCCTCTGGCGGAGTATCGTCCACCACCTCAATCTCTACTTCAGGGGTGGCCTCCAAAATCGGTTCGGCGTTCTTATCCTCCGCTGCGTCCTTGGGGTCTTCTACTTCATCCGGGAATTTATATGCTGCTTCAGCCATGGTATGTCTCCTATGCGCGAGCTATGCCGCGAGGATCAATAACAACCCCCTCAACATTGTCGTCGTTAATGATGCGAAACTCTCGTCCGTGAATTTTTAACCGGGAACCTGTATTGGGGCGAACCAATATAAAGTCTCCTACCTTGCACCAAGGGCCAGAGGGGAACCGGGCGGTATCCTTGAAGCAATCAGGGCCAAGACTAACCACAAATAGCACCGTGGTAAGCCGCTCCTCAAACTGAATCGTGGAACTTGCCTTGGCAATGCCGCTATCGTACTGGTCTTCTATCTCAGGCACGGCGCACAAAATATGGTACCCGGAAGGCTGGGGCAATTGACTCGCCTTACCTTCATCTGTTTCCGGCAATACAGTCGTACTGCCTGATTCCTGCCCGATCAAAATTTCACTCATCTTCGTCATTCTCCATGCGTTTTTGCAGGTCTATGGTTAATTCTTTTGCGAACTCCAGACCCTGAATGAACCCGCAAAGTTTTTGATACTCGGCGTAATCTTTTGCGTTGCCGGTACCTACATGCTCTTCCAACTCCCTGCGCCTCTCATCAAGTTTTGACTTGATGTAATCAAACGGCGTGGCGTAACTCATTCCGTGCGCTCCTTGGGTTTATTAGCCGTAGTAGCCAGTTGTTCCCGGTGCTTTACATATTCAAGCGTCTTATCCTTGTGATGCCGCTCCGCAGCAGCTTTAAGTTTTGCTTGAGTAATACCTTGCTGATTGCCCAAAGAGGCTTGGTGTTTCTGGGACTCCGTAGCAAGCCGCGCAGCCTCCAGTTGTTGCCTTCCCTGAATTTCTGTCCCTTTAAGCGCGAGTTCCTCCTGCTTGGCAGCGTTGTCGGCTTGATCTTTTGCAGCTTTCCGCTGGATGTCGGCTTCTTTAATCTGGAGTTCTTTTTGCTGCATCTGGATCAGCGGGTCTTGCGCTTGCTGCGCTGCTTGCTGTTGCTGTGCTTCCGCGCTGTTTTTCTGCAATAGTTTTGCTGCTGCCTGCGAAGCAAGTTGCGACAACTGCACTTCAATCTCCGGTGGTAGCGTCCTGTCTTTTGCCTCGGAACCCTCTTCCTGCATGGGGGGAAGCGCGGCACCCAGCATCTTCTCCATTTCTTTGCGGTATTGGAACGCAACATGCTCCATGACATGCGCGGCAGCGGCGGCTTGAATAGCCTGTGCCTGCGGGTTTTGCCCTACGATTGCCGCTATTTTTGGGTCTTTCATAGCAGCCAAATGCACACCTAAATGCGCTTCGTGATCTTGTATCAAGAAAGCCTTGACCGGTTTGCCCCGCAGCAGATTCATGTTCTCGCTAATGGGATCAACCGGCTTCATGTCCTCTGCCAGAGGCACAATCTTTTCCGCGTTCTTAACTCCCAACGTCTGAATCATCTGCCGGTGAAGGTAAGGCAAGTCATATATCTGGGGAGCGCCAGCGGACAACTGAAGCACGGCTTGAAACTGAACCACCCGCTGACTCATAGTAGAAGCGTTAGGGTCTGACACCGGAATGATGTCACACATATCGTAATCAGCCCGCTTGGCTTTCTTGGTACCCACCTCTGGCTCGTAGCTGTATTCTTCCGGCGTGTTATCCCGAATGATGGCGGCAAGCAGGCGGAATTCCTGTTTCATGGAGTAATGGATGCGAGCTTGTACCGCGCTCATCACTTTTAACATCCGCTCCAAAATAGCCAAAGTAGTCCCAACCGGGGACTGCGCGGACATATCGCTTACTTTCAAATCGCCTGTGGCCGCAAACCTTTGACCGTCCGCGACTATCTTATCCATCAGCGCAGCCAAAACTTGGCTAGGCTCCTTGTACGGCAGGGTAAAAATGTTGTCCCTAATAGCGCCGCTCGGTAGATCGACATCGCGGAATTCGCCCGGAGAGATGGGAGTGTCATCTCCTTTAATGCGAAGCCCCCGCGCCTTTAATCCACCGGGAAGGTTACTCAGTGTGCCAGCATCCACTAGCTGGCGAATAAGAGAAGTGGCCGCTCTCGCATGTCCACCGATAAGATGTATCAACCCAAAACAATAAAACCCAAAGCCGGGTATGTAGCCATAATGCACAAAGTGTTGCCGTCGGGCTTTCAGCGGGTCATCTTCCAGCCAGTTGCGGCGTATAGCCAATATAGTACCCGTACCGCGTTCCACGGTGACAACATACGGCAATGCTATACCCGTGGCGTTCCCATTCTCGTCTTCGTCCGCATAGCCATCAAGGTCAAGGTCAACGTGCATTTCCAGCAACTGGAACCGGCTGTCCACCGTTGCGCTGAACCCCTGATCCTTGGCTTTTTGCTTCTCGACTTCATCCATCAACGCAACCGGCTCGCCAAGGTCTATGTCGCGGTAGAACCCCGCAACCTGTAACCTGCGCAGTTCATTCTTGGTTTTGCGCATCCGGTGAGTAACGCGTTCCGCGCTCTCCATATTAGCCGCACCGTAAGACGCGATAATATCTTCCGCCGGGATGTACACCGCCGTCTGCCGATCAAGGCCGGGGTCGAAGTATATTTTTTTGAACGCGTTACCCGCGAGGCACAGACTTAACAACAGACGCTCATGCTCCGGGCGATACTCCCGCATAACCTCGGTCAACTCGTAGTTCATGTCGTCCGCAACGCGAACTGCTGCGTCTTTCTTCTCCGGCGTTTCCTTGCCCAGAATAGTTGTTTTGACCGGCCCTGACGCGGGGAATGTCTCCATAATAGTCTCGGACTGAAACTTGATGGCGCTCTCCATCAGCAGGGGATGAGTGACCCCGCAAGCCCCAACCCACGGTTCCGTCCGATCCTCGTACTTCAACCCCAGCAGCTTCAACCCATCCACATAAGTAGTAAGCCACTCTTTTCGTGAAGCTATGTCGGTGTCGTAGTCGGCCAGAAGATCGGAAGCCAACGAAGCCAACTGTCCTTCCGGCATTTCTTCAGCAAGATTCACATCAAACTCACTGCTGGTTTCACGCGTGGGAGCAAGCTCTATCTCGACTCCATCCATGCCAATTTTCATGGACTCCGGGTTTTCCACTTCAATTTCCAGCACGGGTTCTTCCGCAACTCCGCCAATACCCATCGGAGCCTGATACAACGCCTTATCCATATTCATCGCCATAATTTGTCCTTAGTAATACGCTGTACCCCGATGGGACTTAAAGTACCGGACGGGATCGGGTTCATCTATCTCCGTGGCGATAAAACCTCCGCTACGAAACCGCATCAACGCCAAAGTCAGAGCGTCCACATAGTCATCATGCTCGCCGGAAGGAAATGCCGCAACTTCATCGACGACCTCTTCCGCCCATGCCGTCCGGGGTGCCCACACCATGCCGGAAGCAAACAAATCCGCTACTGAATTCAGACGCGCTATCTTATCCTGCCCTCGGCTCGGAGTATATTCCTGCACGGGTATACCCGATGCCCGAAACTCGTAAATCAACGGCGCTCCGCTGGCTTTCTTCTCGACAATGAAACTGTCGGGTTTCCACGATTTCCAATGATCAAGAGCTACTTTCTTAAGCTCCGGGAACTCCATACGCTCCTTGAACGCATCCAGTAGTATGGCGTTGGCCACGGGTTTACCGCTCTTGTGACGGTCATTGTAGAAGATACCCCATGTAGTACAGGCGCTGTAGTCCGCCCTGTTGTTTTTTTCAAATGCCGTATCCCACGACTGAATGATGTAGTCGCACTTAGGGGGTGTATCGGCCTCCCACATATTCCACCATTCGGGTTTTACCAGCGCCCCTTCCCGTGATGTCGGCGCTTGCTGGTACTGGGCATTCCACTTGTGGGATGGCAACTCTTCGCGCAGGGCTTCCATTTCCTGCAAAGACCAAAACTCCGGCCATAGTGGGTTGCCTGACGGAAGGATCGCAGGGAACTCGATCACCTCCCACTCTTCTCCGCCCCTCTGAGTAGCTGCTTTTAGTACTTGAGCCGTCAAGTCCCGCTGGCTCCACCGGGTGTTGTGGCTTACAAAGCCATTGGCAATGAAATTTTCAGTTTTATCCACCTCTACATCGAAAACTTCTTCATCGCCATCAGGTGTTATGGATACTATTTTCTCCGCCGTGAAGTCGGAGTTTTGTCTTAGAAGGTCTGCTGCATCCTTCAACGATACAAGTAAATCCCCCTGCTTCAAGTGCCTTAATCGCGTCCATTCCAATACCCCTTCGTTCATAACAAGAAACGGATGTCTCTCGTTTGCGCGGAGTGTTCTACCAGATTGTGTTTGTATCTTGTATATGGAATCAACACCACTTGACCTCCAGTTATTGACCCTGCTCGCCAATAACTTTCCGTTGTCGAAGGTGGCCACCAAGTCTCCGGGGCGTATATCTTTTAAGGGCTTTTCGCGCCCATTAGCCATTAAAACGGGCGTGTCTCCGGTCATGCACATAACGATAATTATAGACCCCCCCGGCTGAAGCCGTTGTCTCGGCCCCGATGTGTACCACTCGTACACCTTGTCGTATATCTCAGGGCTGGTATCCGCGAGTGCCGCTTCCTGCTCGGAGTGAGGATCATCAATTATCAGGATGTCCGCGCCCTTACCCGTCACAGCACCCCCTACACCGATAGCGAAATAGTCGCCGCCCTTGTTGGTGTTCCATCGACCTGCCGCTTTAGAGTCCGCTTGCAGGGATACATTGGGGAAAACCTCGGAAAAAACCTCTGAACTAACCAGATTTCGCACCTTGCGGCCAAATCCAGTGGCTAATTCCGCCGTATGAGACGTTTGAATGATCTTTTTTTCGGGATTTTTACCTAAAAACCACGCCGGAAGCAGCCACGATGCAAATTCCGACTTCGTATGGCGGGGAGGCATGTTAATTATGAGCCGTTTTAGCTCCCCCTTGGCCACTTTCTCAAAAGCAGCAGCCATTTTTGCATGATGCTTACCCGCTATGAATATAGGCCATGCTTTTTTCACAAATGCCAGAAAGTTATCCCGGCAATTTTCCAGATCGCGCAGCTTTTCAAACGCATCCAACTGCCGTAACAGCACTCGTTGGTCAGCCTCCGACAATTTATGCAGGTTAGAGTACAGCAGTTGCAGTTCCTGTATGGAACCGTTCACGAACTTGGGCCTTCTTGGGGGGGTGCAGGAGGGGTGCAATCCAAATCCAGCGCGGAATCCAAATCCGTGGGCAACGGAGAAACGTCGATAATGTTGGGGTTGAGCAACCGCTTGATCCGATCTTTTATCGCATTGGCAAGATCGTCTGAAGTCTTGTGCGTAATAGTAATCTCCGAACGCTCTGTGAATAGCCCCACATCGGAAGACTTGCCCAGCAACTCAAGTGCTTTGACCTCGTGCTTCACATCCCCGCATTTGGATATTTCAATAAGCCGATGAACGACGTACCGGCGAAGCTGCGCAGCATCACGCACCATCTCCTTATCGTATTCAGTCAGCAACGCCGACAGTTTAGCTGCAACTCCTACCGTGGTTACTCGTTTCAGGGTTTCTTTATCCGAGGCACCGGACAATAGCTCATGCGCCACGGCGCTGTCTTCGGGGCTGATAGCGAGCGGCATACCCAACTCAGCCAGCATTGCAGCAGTGCTGGCGGCTACCCGTATATGATCTTCTGGGGTTTGAGGGGCAAATACATTTTTGTCCTCGTCGGAGGAAAACGGAATAGCGACATCCGCAGTGGGCTGTATCTGCACAGGGGTCATATAAGGAAACGTACGCCTCGGTTAATTTGCGTTCCTGTGGCAAATATACCACAAAAAATAAATAGGGGGAGGTAAGGAATCCTATGGGGGGGGTTTTCTATATAGAGGGGGGTGGGGGCAAATTGTGGGACATTTTAATGAAGGACGGGGGGGTGGGCAAGTTTAAAATCGAACGTTGACCGTGCGGAACATAGTGTTTATCGCGGCCTAGGAGTCCCGAAGCTGGTTTGGGGGGATGGGGTAGCGTGGGGTCGCTGCATCGATAAACGTGCGGTTTACCGATTGGCCGAAACCAAAAAGCCAAAAGCGCATGATATGTTATAGTAGTTTCAAGCTCATCAATCGATGCGCTTAACTTAAACGGAGATAGAGAAATGCCTACTAAGCAAATTATTGAAGTGAATGTAACTGAACAGGTTAGCAACAAGGACGGCTCCACGTTGCCAGACGGGATGCGCCAAGGTCTTATCGAAGTAGCTAACTTG